CTGGCATTAGCAGACTTCTCATCTATCTCATGCAGTATCTCATAGTCACCTATGATGATGGTCATCACAGTGTAGCTCTTAGACAGCATTGCCGTTTGCGTCATAAGTCCATGTGACATTGGCTGGCAGACCTACATTCTCTCCTATATCTACATGTATGAAGGTAGTGGCCACGCCTATCCTGGTAACGCCACACTCATAGGCAGCACGTATGATCTTATTGCGGTTGGCCGATGTATTGCACCGGATATCCACCGCCATGCCATAGCAGTGAGCACTCTTACCTGAGCGTCCCTTCTGCTGGTCATAAGACTTGCTCCGGTAGGCGCAATTCAGCACGATAGGTATGCCGGCCTTATCTCGGATGGCATCAAGCACTTTAAGGAAAGCAGGATGCATATCCTTCATGCTGCAGGCAGGCGTGCAACGCTGGAACTCCTTCTCTTGAAAAAACACCGGCTTATACGCCGTATACATTGGGCAGTAAGCGCCCTCCCTGAAGGAGCATACTCCCCTTCCCTTGCCACGGTAGGCGCATACGTCACTGCCGCAGCTGTTCTCCAGTTTTCTTACGTCTATCATATCGGTATATATTGTTTCCAGTACGATTCATAGTAACCCAGGTCCCAGGGACGGTGACATCCCATAGGCAGACGGTGCTGCAGCAGCTCATCATATTTCTCCGGATGGTGCTCCAGAGAGAAACGCGCAGCTACATCAGCAGGAGCTATCTTCAGCAGCGGACGGCGCAGCACGCTGAAAAACACATCCTCCGGATGATACTCTCCGCCTCGCGGCCCATGCATCCTGCAGACATCACAGAAGGCTTCGATACGTCTCAGGCTCAGACCGCCATTACCTATCAGCGGACGGTCAAAACGCCATGCACCCACGATAATAGGAGCGCCTATGTAGTCATAACCCATCTCCATAAACTCATCCAGGTCATCACGGAACAGCCATGCGTCATGCTGTATGAGCAGCATATAGTCATATCCGGACAGCAGCTCATAAAGCTCCGGACGGCAGCACATGCGGCTGTAGCTCTCACGGCCTGTGAACAGATATCCGGGAGCCTCTATCACACCTGCTCTGGGATAAGCGCTCAGATCCATGCCGGCAGGTGCCAGGTAATACACCTCACGCCTTGGAGACATCACACGCAGAGTCTGCCAGATGGAGAGCATATCCGTCCTGGATGGCTGCAGCTTATAGACAGGTATGATTACAGCACAGGTCATTCCTTATTCTCTTCCTCCTCTTCCTGTTCTCGTTTACGCAGACCGCGCCTGTAAGAGTAATCCACACCGATGACAGCACCGGCAAATGTCAAGATCTCACCAAATGCCGTCAAAACTGTAGGATCAATGTAACCAGCCGGATTAACAATGAATCCAGCCGTAATCAGCAGGCATCCGAAGATGCACATGAATGAAGCCAGGCGAATCTGGCCCTTTGTACTTAATTTCATTTTACAGCGTAATATCTTGAACAAAAGTATTCCCAATCATGCCCCATATAAAGGACAGACCATCCGGGAAATTCCAGATGGTCCGCCTCCAATCAAACCAATAATACTCTAATCCTCTTCACTTCTCTTCTCCAAATGAAAAAGCCACTCATAGAACTTCCTGATGGCAGGTATGTCATAGAATCCGTTACTCACCAGACCTACACACACACCTTGAATAAGCACGTAGAACCAGGCAGGCTCACCCAGTGAAGGTAGTATACCTATGGCCCAGGCAGCGAAGGTCAGACCTATAGCCACCAGCCAGGAGATTACCTGTTTCAGCCAGCCGGCCTTTACCTTAAACAACTTGATCAGAGCAGCAGCTACTGCGCTCACCACCGCCACGATAGCGGCAAACAGAGTCCAATAATTTTCCAACATAATCAGTTATTTTAGTTATTAAAAAGGTCCATTAACCACGCACCAGTACTCAGGACCGGAACCCATATAGATAGAAGTTGACACGCACTTCAGTACCAGCTCCTGACCTTCATGGAGCGTATAAGTCTTACCGCTGGTGCTTCGCTCTCCCGTTTTGTTATTGATGCTCCAGCCTGCGATATAGACATCTATCACAGAGTTGGGATTATAGTTATATGGAGACATGGATATCCGCAGCTCCACGCCGTTATATGCTTTAGCAGCGGCAGGTACAGATACATATCCGTGATAAGACGTGTTTACCACATTGGCCCAAAATACATAGCATGAGTATCCTGAAACCGGATTACCAATATCATACGAATAATAATCACTGGACTGCAGCTGTACGGTATGATATGGAGAGATAATACCACCATTAAAGGTACCCTTGGCTGCATTCAATATGCCACCGAACTCCGAATCATCAGTAAAATGAGCCTTTGTGCCGTACACACTACCATCCTTATTCACCCTAAACGGCGCATTGGACGGAGTGGCATCGCCTGCCCATATAGGCCACTCTCCTGCTTGTAGACCGGCCTTCAACACACCTTCATCCAGTATAGCTATCCTCTGGGACTGTGCGAAGTTAATGACGGCATTAGCAGCCAGTATCAGAGATGTATAGATAGGATCCAAAGCATTAAGCGGCTGCCAGTAGGTGGTGTTGGTGACAGGTATGGGATTGGCCGCCGTAGTGGTATGTGTCAGCTTGCACTGGTAAGCGGAATAATTGGCGCCGTTAGTGACAGTCACGATATCCAGATAGCGTATCTCATCAGTCAGAGCCGTATCATTATGAAACTGTATACCTGTAGTGCCACCATCACTCCACTCCCTGGTACGTATTATCATACCGGTCTTACCGTTAGGTCCGGTAGGACCTTGTGGCCCCTGTGGACCTTGTGGCCCCTGTTCACCAGTCTTATCGGTCTCGGCACGTCCCCAGGCTGTAGCAAACACACCACGCTCCAGCTTGGGCATACATATCTCCACTCCACAGGCACCTTGCAGCAGGCGGAACAGGACACGATTACTCGCACTAGGCAGAATATCCTTGACCTTGAAGGAGAATGTACGATACGCCCATTCCTCATCCAGCTGCCAGTTTACACAGCCGTCTGACGGAGAGCTGGCCAGACCAATTCCATTAGCCACCTGAATGGCCGATGTATCTATGAAGCTGGGATAAACATACGTACACATCGGATTATGGTACTGCAGACGATACCATTCCACTGTCACCGTCTGGCCTTCCACCGGAGTATTACCGCCACCTGGCTCCTTAAAACAGTAAGAGCCTATCTTGTAAGCGCCGGATTCAGGTACCGTAAAGGTCACAGATGCCTCAGTAATCTCTGTGGAGTCTATATTGACAGACCTTTGCCAGCTCCAATCCTCCTTGAACACAAACACCCTCAAATCACAGCCTGCAGCCAATGCAGCGCTGGAGGCACAGCCACGTATAGTCATCTTTATGGTCTGGTTCGCCAGCAGGTATATATCAGTCCATCCGAATCCGTATTTCGGACTGGTGGTGTTGATATCAACCTGGCACGCCCTAACACGCGCCCAGAAGGACAGCGTATACCACAGACCTGCTTCTATCTTGCTATTGATGACCTGTCTCCAGAAGTCTGTATAAGTACTCTTATTGACCGCATTGATACAAACCAGCGAAGCCTCACCCTGGAGAGCATCTGGAGTCACTACGGCATTATCCATACCGATAGTGGGATCGGCTGGCTCATCTATGAAGTTGGTACCTGACAGCAGATTCCGTCCTGGACTGTTGGCATAGTTGATGATATCTACGGTCTCAGTGACAATCTCATTACTGTTCTTATAGAGATGGAATACCACCTTTGACCACCACAGACCTATATTGATGTTACCACCATTGTATGACTGCTCCTGTGACACCACTCCTGCATCCACATAATGATATTTCATGGTGCAGTCCGATGCATCCACCGGCACACTGGATCCTACCTGTTTCTTCTTCAGACATGATATCTGGCTCTCGGTCAGAGAGCCGTCCTGGTAGCGCATGATACGCTGGGCAGACGGCAGCAGGAAATATACCACACCATCATCACCGTTATCACCGTTATTACCTTTATTACCTTTTACGGCACTGACATGATAGGTAGTGGTAGTGGTATTGTCATTATATGTGGTGATGGTACGGTTCCATTGGTATGGTTTGGATGCAGTAGGAGCCACAGCATGTGACTCATCCTCCCAGGTGGTGATGTCTGAAGGAGGAGTACCGGCACTGGGAGCCGTAGCATAGGCGGATATGGCATAAGCCTCCACGATGGATACTATGCCTTTAGCGAAGTTACCTATGCATACCGGTTCTGTGACATACTTGATGCCGCTACTGTCACGGCTGATCTCAAAGTTCCAGAGATAGGGAGTAGATGCATTGAGTGTCACATCGGCCCTGCTGGTTTTCCACTTGGTGGTATCAATGGACGGATTCTCTCCATTGACATAACGCTGCGGCCACTTGGTGCTCCAGTTTCCTGTAGGATCCTTATCCGGATAACCGGATATCTGCGAGTGATCATTTGATGCGAAAGCCGCATAATACTCCTGCAGTCCGGCATAATAGGCACCCTGACCTATCTGCACTACCGCATAGGATGTGGTAGTCTGGTTATTGCTGTAAGTCACCACGGTTCTGGTATAGAGCCAGTAACCGTCAGTCAGGCTGGTTGGGAAGCTACCCCAGTCTGTAGATGGGAAATTCTCAGGAGCGGTATTGGTATTGGCCTTCTGGCAGTATGTCACCACACTGCTAACAACACCTACACCGTCAATACCCAGACGTGATACGGAATAGGCGTCAGTGGATGTGCCGTCAGAGAATTCTATATGAATCCACGTCCATATATACTCTCCGTTACTTGCCGCCGGAACGGTTGGACTCCAGCCGGTAGTAGGATGTACGGTACCGCTGTTACTTCTGGCATACTGGACGCTCTGAGAAGTAACAGTCACGCTGGTGCCGTTCTTGGCACGGCGGCGCACCACTATATGGCCGCTGGCTTCCATTACTGAAGTTCCTGAAGAGCTGTGACGGCAATATCCTTGGCGTGAGCACGCCATGTCTGGTATTCTGCATATTCAGCATTATACTCAGCACGCTTCTCCTCGGTGATGCCGGACTCCGGATCCTGCGCCATAGCATAGTTTGCGGTCAGCGCCTGAACCTGGTCTGCCGAGTAGCGGTCATTGACGATGGCACTCACCAGATCAGCCTTGGTATGGCCTATGGCATCCACGTTCTGGCAGTCATAGAGATTAGGAACTAACACAGCCTCCTGTCCCTCCTCTGCAGGCTCGACATGCTGTGTGAAATCAAAGAACAGGCGAACAAGTTCACCCTCTACTACTACCTTCACGCCGGAACCCGGCAGCTCACTCAGATTGATGATTGTTTTCATTATGTTATGCTTTTGCGTTCATTCGTCAAAGATATACATGTACTTACCGTCCCCATAGGACTTGCGTTTTACCACTACATTATCCACAGGGAATATCTTAGTGCCTTTTTTCTCCTGCTCACGTGCCTGGTCCAGCACATATTTTATGTTACCGCTGCTAGTCAGGAACTTGAACTCATTGCCATCGGCATCCTTACACAGCACCGAGTAACGGTCCTTACGTTCCGAGTCAATATCTATGCCTGCCTCAAAATCCACAACTGTGATAGGAACATTCACTATCTCCATGATAGCCTTGGACGGCACATTGAAAAAGCGCTTACCGTTACGGTATCCACTCTCACCTTTTATACCCTTATCTGCAAAACTCATATCATTTTTAGTTATTACGTTCCATAAATGACGGCAGTCACCCCATTTGCACCATCCCCAGTAGCTGGCCAGCACCTGACGGCGGCGCTCCGGATTCCTGACCTTCGTCTTTTTGGCAAATTTCTTTTTTATACTTTTCCTGAGCAGGACACGTTCTCGGCTGAACTGATATCCCAGAAAATCAATCCGCCTTCCTACCTCTACCTCTCTGCCTGCGTCTCTTTTTCTTGCCATGATGCTCCAGATGTGCTATAGGTGCCACCACCATAGATGCCTTGACCACCAGGCCGTAGCGCTCTGACACACTCATAAACTCATTGAGCTGCACCCATGCCTCCGCTTTAGTCCTGGCCAGGCCCAGCGTGTCATCACAATACATGAGGAAGCACTTGCAGCGCTTACGCTCCTTCATGTGATGTCCTATAGGGCTGGCCGCAAAGCCTCCCAGAGGCTGGCTTGTGAATGCGCCGATGGTTATCCCTCTTTTTACGTCTTTCATTTTCTTCCATTAAGGCTGTACGCACGGTCTCGCCGGAGTCATAACTCAGAATGGTCATCTCTATCAACTTGATGAAACGCTCATCCTTAAACTTATGCCTCAGTGCAGCCAGCAGCATGTCATGCGGAATAGACTGATAGTATTTCTTGTAATCCGTTTTCCAGAACCACTTATACTCAGGATAACGGCGCAGAAACATCTTAAGACGTTTGACACCGTAATGCAGTCCCTTGCCGGGAATACATGCGAATGTGTCATCTATAAGATAATGGTAGATATCCTTACCTATCACACGTATTATGGCGTGATGAAGGATACGCCACGGATAGTAGTTCTGTCTTGCTATCTCCCTGGTCTTGCCGCTGTCATTATGAACCAGCATCATATCATACTGAACAGGCGGAAAGTCCAGTTCCAGTATCATGCGTCTCAACTTCTGCAGATCCTCCTCTGCATGTTCATTATGCCGCCGGATAAACCTGTTTTTACGTACCTTTCCGCTCTGAGCGTCCAGATCCGCCTTACGCAGGTTATCCATGTCGGCAATCTGTTCCAAAATATATCCTCTTCGTTTTGTCATAAGCCATACATTGTCTTATTCAGACCAAATAACATCATCCATGCCGCTTGCATTGGATGACCGCCTGGAGCCTTCGAGAATAAACCTACCAGCACCACTTGCCGCCATACGGCAGCCTTTCCGCGATTCGTGTTCTGACATCCCGGACGTGAGTCCGGATACTATGCATTCCTGGATGCAAGGTCAAGGCTGAGGAAGTATTCAGAAATATAATCCTATGTATGGCGAGAGCCGATATTCGCATTCGAGTTCGAGAAGGCGTTATTCGAGTTCAGGTAAGCGAGACCGCAGTTCGCACCGTTATTCGCATTACCGCCCAAGTGAACCAGCTCTTACTTCCTCCTGCCTACCTCCGGATGGCCTTACGGCCTCCGGAGGATTTGGTCAGAAGATATCAAAATGTCAATTTACGCAGTGGCAATATCCTTACCATCCACTATCTCTATCTCACCATAATATGCAAGGCGAGAGCCGACAGACGCATCCGAGAGCGAGAAGGCGTCACCCGAGTACAGGGAAGCGAGACCGCAGAACGCACCGTAATACGCATTACCGCCCAAGAGAACCAGCTGGCCAGTATCATTGCCATAGAAATAGTCACACCAGTATGATGTGCTACCACCACCGGTGATATTAGACGGAATCAGATCAAAGAACTCACCCAGGATCTCCCTAACTATGAAGTTATTGCTGGTAGGTCTGGTGAGCTGACGGTAATCACCCAGAGGATGAGATGTCAGCTCGGCATTGGACGGCAGACGGTTACCTTCATAGATGAATACCTCCGTACCATCATGGCCGCTGTTACCGGAGTTACCGCAGTAGATACCCTGCAGCATCTGCCACATAAGGCCATAAGGATTCTCAATACCCAGAACACTGACGTCACAGGCATCCAGCACGGCAGTGCCACCGCTGTTGGTCCATGACTTATCCACCTTGCCGAATCCGTCACCAAGGCTCTTGGTAGCACCGGTGAGGAAACTCAGAGGAGTGGTATAGTCAGAGCTGTTATTTGAACCGGTGATACCATTACCCAGCATAGCCTGGATATTGGGATTACCATACTCAGAGAGAGCCATCATCACCAGCCAGCGCTGATGATCATAAGACATAAGACCGAACTTGGTGCCGTTTGCCTGAGCAGCGGTCCAGAACTCATTGATGGTCTTGCTGCCCTGAGGAGCAACACCGGAGCGTGATGTCAGCTTACCACTGGAGAGTGAACCCAGATAGGCTCCCAGATTGATGGTATCTATGTAATGGCCACCTATAGGCAGCTGTGACATCCACAGATACGGAATGCTGGTAACGGCATCGGTCTTTACCAGATAATACAGACGCGGAGCATGCACTATGATGTGGCCGGCGGTCTCATCAAGTGTGGTACCATCGGCATAGACACCTGAGTTTCCTACAGAGAGCTTGGCAGCCTTACCGTTATTCTTGAGCAGGTATCGGCCTGTGGCAGCCTTATACTGTGCCCACATATCAAGATTACCCACACGGCCCCATGCCGGTGATGACTGTGTAGCCTGTTTGATAGGCACACCCCAGGCTACCTCTCTCAGCAGCTCTTCATTACCCTCATTGATTGCATTCATCAGGTTATCCAGGGAGATGCGGCGTATGGCGCCGTCCACCTCGATAAGGATGCAGTTGTTTCGTAACATGGACTGCACTGTCTGTGCAGTTCCGAGACTTTTCTTTGCCATAGTAGAATTATGTTAGTGATGTAAAACTAGCAGATACAAGAACCTCAACATCATGGAACGAGCCATCCTGCTGATCGGTATAGGCTGTAGTGATCTGGATGGATGAAGATGAGGATGTGGCCTTCTCTTCCCAGGTCACGCCATCCATCACAGTGAACTCCCATGTCACATTGGACGGAGTGAGAACGGCACCGGTGCTGGCACGTATTATACGTGCAGACACGGTGACAGGATTATTCACATCCACCTCTTTGTTGGTGGATGAGATATACGGCACCACGATGATCTCATCAAGAGTATCAATAATGGAGACACCGTAACGGTACACATAATTGGCATCACCCTGGTTCAGGTAGAACTCAGCTATGATAAGCTGGGCACCGTTCACATCATCCCTACCCACGGTGATCTCAGACATACCGGCCTTCGCTGACCATTCTGTATTACCCTTATACCACTTGACATAGAACGGCACGGCGCCGGAGCCAGCCAGCCACAGGTTAGCTACCAATGTGGCAGTGGTATGAGACGAATCCAGCTGCAGCGTGCTGGCTGTGACGAATCCGTAGTATGAGGAAGCACCACCCTTCTGGATGACGATATCCACAGACTTTGACATGTTATACTCCACACCGGCCACGGTAGCCACGCAGGTGTAAAGCAGCGTATCATTGGCTGTGTTGATAGCACTAGCCAGGTTAGCTATGATCTTGATGGCACCGGTCTGTGTGTTGAGCTGGAACTTACCTGTGCTGTCTGTTCTCCAGTCACCGGATGTGGCTCCATTGAAGTTCAGTGCCACGCCGTTATAGGCCCAGCTGTGATTAGACAGCGTGACCTGCAGGTTCCTAGTGGTGGAGGCATGAGGCGTCACCACCGGCTGATTGGCCGCCTGCGTCCAGTCAGGTGAGACGGAAGCAGGTGAGGTCTGGTCATCCACCGCCTGGAAGAGCGGCTTACCGTTACCTTCCAGTGTCAGGAAGATACTGTCACCGTTACGCATACGCTTGACGGTGATCGATGCTTGTGCGGAATAATTTTCACTCATAGTTATCTAATAATTGCTTGATAGTTGCAATAGGATACACATCTCCACCCAGATGGTCTGCACGTTCTTCTAGTGTGCTGCCTGGTATGGAGGCGGTCATCACCTCTCTCTCATTCAGAACCACAAAGGAATCAGCAGTCCTGTGGTTACGCACAGATATGCCAGCTTCTCTGGCACCTGCAATTGGACAGAATACGTACTTCATATCAGTTAAATATCAATTCGTTCCCATTCTCATCTGTGAGGATATTGGCATCCTCATCCACTGCCACGCAGTATGCAGGCTTCTGCACCGCTGTGGTATAGGTATCCAGCCAGTCATCATTAGCCAGCTGTCCCATACCGGTCTTGGAGAGTTGGTATTCAGTGTTACCACCCTCGTTATGTGTCACACCGGTCAGATAGGCGCTGTCCGTTTTCCATACAATCTCTATGATAGATGCCGGATAAGGTACTTTCTGGCCCTCAGAGTCTACCATAGCCTCATCAAATCTTGCTGTCTGGCCATAGATGATAGGACAGTCATTGGTAGGCTCGCAGCTGAAGGACTGATACACCCTGGTCACACTGAACTGCAGACGTGATATCTCCGTCTGCCCCACCTTGAAAATGATCATGTAGTTATCCTTCTCGATCAGGCGCAGATCCATGACCACGGCAGATGTGGATATGGATACCACCTCATCATCATCTGCAGTCAGTTCGGTCAGTGTGCTGGTGTTGACAATACGGTATAGATGGACTGTGAATCCACTGGTCTGCTTCACACCGCCCTTATATACATTGAACGGTATGGTACGCTGGTACTCATTGCCATCCCTGGCTGCATTCTCGGCAGTGGATGAGGCAGCTATGATTCCATGAGCCACCTTATAGTCATACAGGTGCAGCTTATCCAGGAAGGGATTATACATGATGCTCTTATCTGCAGACAGTGAGGCAGACCATGAGTCAGATGACTTGTCTATAGTTGACAGTATGATATCATCCGTCACGATTGGGATATTAACGCCCAGACGGTTATCAGCCAGCTCAGCCTCAAAATGCAGTGCTATACGCTCTGACGGCGCCACATTACGTGTTATGATCAGACTGCCACGTGTAGCACCTACCTGGTCAATCTGATACTTGCCGCTCCAGCTGTCAATGGTGGAGATATCCACGCCATTGGCATACCAGTGCATATTGGTCAGAGCATGATTGGCATGAGGATCAGGCCATGATCCGTCAGTGGCATTGGCCGTGATGACAGGACGTATCACGGTAGGTGAGGCGTAACGATCCGGTTCATACTCGGACGTCTCGCTGTTATATACCTGCGTCAGCGGACTGTACGCACTGTCACATGCAACCGCCACACCCACGGTCAGCGGCGCATAGTCTCTTCTTACTCTTTTTCTTATTGTCTCCATATCATATAGTAATTACTGCCTGTGCTGCTTGTGATGATATATATGCTGTTACAGTGAAGAGCGTACTCAGCACACCGGGAGCGGTAGACAGGTCATTATCCTGAGCTGTGAAGCTGATGATAATGGTGCCGTCAAACTCCTGTACCTTGGCTTTATTCAGCCAGGCTGCATCAGCGGCGGCATCACCGCTGTCACGTACTATCCTCCATAAGGATACCTCTTCTGTCTTATCCTCATATCCTTTCCATACCCTGCAGGTCACGGTCATGGTCTCTCCGTATGCCAGGAAACTGTCACCATTGGTATCTATCTCCATCCGGAGAGGCAGTTCCTCAATCTGCTGTATGGTACCAGACATGTATATGTTATTCAGATATGCAGAGTATCCGGACATCTGCAGGCCAAACACATTGAGGTTGCTCAGATCACCGAACTGAGCCTTCACCATAGACGGTGAAAATTCCCAGTCATTGACACCTCCCAGATAACGCTCATAGGTCCTGGTAGAGTAACGGCTGGTCTGCCTGGCTGTGTTGGTGAAGTTTCCGTATCCAACGAAATGCATCATGGCTGTAGGATGTACCTGCTGCTGCCATCTGGAAGATATGCCACGCAGCACATAACGGAACTTACTGCAGCGCTCATCCAGGATCTCCGTGATACGGAAATATGAAGTGGCAAAACCGCAGAAGGTGAAGTTACCACGGCTGTCATCGGCAGTCTCATCGGAATTCTCTTCAGCAGTCAGGTGATGGTATATACCCATACATATATCATCCACAGCCACAGTTCCCACCTCTCCATCCTCCAGATGCAGAGTGATGGTACCGCTGGTCAGTGGATTACCCAGGATATCTCTATCCACATCCACCTTCTCAATGATACCGCCACCCGGAGCATTCCACTTGTTACCCACCTCTACCGATACACGGTTATAGCGAAGCTCAGGTACCTCAAGGAATGAGCGCAGGCGCATACTCTCCAGCTCGGCATTAGCCTGGCCATCAATATATCCACCCTGGCCGGTCATACCTGCCTGGTAGGTGCCGAACTTGATACCATCAAGGAAGTTGATGAGGCCCTGAGCGGTATCCTCTATATCACGGCGCAGACGTTTGTTGACGTCTGACATATAGGCCATCTCATTATTCCCATAGGATACGTTCTCCCCCTGGTTCTGGTGGAACTGATCCAGGACGGCCTTATTCTCATGTACGTGTGAAGATGGAAGGATAACCTGGTATATCCAGTCCTTGAACTCCCCCAGTGAGAGCTTACGCCATGACTGGTAGAATGGAGTCTGTACCAGGAACAGGAGGCTGTCATCCAGTTCCGCCTCCGGGAAATCCGCTATCCTAGGCGGTAAAAAAAAAAGTTCGCCGTCCGGTGACTCAACCTCTATAGGTTCGCCTTCAGTACTTACCCGGTCCACGTTAAGCAGCGTTCCATCCTCGGCCAGCACAAAATTGAAGGTGCATCCGGTTGATACATCCTCATCAGATACATCCATAGCCGATGCATCCAGCACGATCTGCTCCATGCCGGCAGCAGTCAGAGTCCAGTGCCGGTCAGAGGCAAAGAAATCCCAAAGCCAGGCAGCCATCTGACGGCTCACTATGCCGGTATGCTGACTGTATCGGCGTGACTGGGAATCAGAGATATCCACTATGCTATCACCCTGCGTACCATTCTCGCGCTCAAAATTGGGAACCAGATGCTGAGCACCTGTGAAAGTAAATGTATCAATGCCTCCCAGCGAGTTGACACAGCAGAAACAGTGCTCATTGCCTCGGTAGGGAGAAAACACGTAACGCTGGATATAGGAGAGTCTCACACCGGAACCGTTCTCTACCCAGACATCTACCAGGCCATACAGATCCTCGGCATCATAACCGTCAGCCTGAGCGAATATATGGCTCATGGTCACGTTATAGGTCATCAGCTTTCCGGCAGTACCGCTGTAGAGAGTGAGAGTCACCGGATCTCCTACCTTGGGATATATCCTAGCCTTGACAGTGCCGGCAGCCTGGTGGTAGTAGGTCAGGAACTCCGG